TTGTATCCCTTGTATCCCTTGGCTGCTCAATCTGACTTTGTAGTTGACGCTGAAAGTTTGCTCGCTCGTCATCGGATGCTAGTCGAGCACTAATGCCGCTCTTAGGATCTACGCCCCTAACCGTTTCACTTTCCATCGTAGGTTCTGGGGCAATCGTTTCACTTGCCATAGTGGGCGGCGGAGCAACTGTTTCGCTTGCTATGGTAGGAGGCGGAGAAATTGTTTCGCTTTCCCAAGTGGGAGGTGCTTCTATTTCTTCAGTAGCAATTTCCCTAACTATCTTCTTTAGATCAGCGGGTTTAAGTTCTTCAATTTTAGCATCTAGATCAGAAAGATCATCCTCAGAGTAATCCCCCCTATCAGAAGTGGATACGCCAAATTTCGTTCCAGTAGAATCACCTATCGCTGCTGCCGTAGCATCAGATCCAGCCGCTACAGGCTCAGATGCTTTTTGAACTTCTTGTTCAAGTGCGCTTTTTGTACTCTTGTCTGGAACAAGAACGTAACCGATCCAGTCTCCGTCTGGGCCAGCTTCTATCCACTGCTCTGCACCAGCAGTGTCACCATATCCAAGCTTTGCGTCTTCAATCGCCATTTGCAAGTCGCGCTTTTTGCCCTTGGAAACTTTAAATCCTTTTGGCGGATTCTTTACCCAATCTGGTTCTTTTTTAGTTTTAGCCATTATACTGTCTCTGAGTTAGCGCCCTCTTGAGAAGGCGAAGTTGCTGGTTCATTAAACGCTCTAGGAAGAGCAGCTTGGCCACCTTGACCAGCCTCTTCAACTCTTGCTGGCTCACCATCTACACTTGGCGCAGCCCTGCCTCCAGCTTGTGATAGTAGCTCACCAAGGTCTTCTCCCCCTGCTCCCGCCATGTCAGCACCAGTGGTGCCTTCTCTATTTGAGGGGGTCAAGAGTTCTTCAAGAGGGTTGCTTCCAGATGCGGCACTCATTCCGGGAACTATCTCTTCTGGATTCTGTATGTTGTATCCGCGAGTCAACAGCTTACCAGCCAATGCCGCTAAGTTAGGAGGCTTTTGATACACTTGCTGCCATATCCCCGTGAGACCAGAAAATAGATTAAGTAGGTCCATCCAGTTTTTGCGCTCAAGGGCAATAGCATTTGCTTGACTTGCTACATCCATAGAGAATCGATACTCACCGCGAGCAGTTCCCTCGTCTACGTTCATCCACAACTCTGCCTGTGGATCTATTAATACTGCCCTCTCCGGTCTAAAGTAAACTGTCATCTGCCAAAACTTGCGAGCAGTATTAACTTGAAGCTGACTTAATAAATTGCCTCTACGTTGCTCGCGAGCAGTTGTTCTTCGTTCCGAAATCGAAGACTCAGTGGCGGTTTGTTCACCCGGTAAACTCACAGGCTGAGGAGTGCCAGCCGCTTGATCAAACAACTGCCGTATGACATTTAACATCTGCCCCTTGTCATCTGATATTTGGCCAAATTGAAGTGGCTGAACTGCATTCGGTTTTCCGGACAAACCCGGAGCGGGAATCGCAGTCATATCTGGGGCAGCTAATAGTTCCTCAATTATATCGTCTGTGACCACCTCCCTGTCGTACATTAAGACATTCTTCTGCTTTCGGATCACAGAAAGATATGAGTCGAGGATTTCGTGGGCTAAGGCTTGTATGTTGTCTGCACCAGCAAGCAATAGTGCTGGCTTAGAGTACCATGTTTCTGAGGTGTAGTTAATCGAAAGAACTTCAGCGGGATAATCATCTAACGTAGGTATTGGCCACTCTTCGTCGTGCTGTAATATCTTGTCATGCCCATCAGCTATTGTGATAAGCATATTTGCACGATTCTTAGAAGTAACAGGGAAATTCCTAGCCCATATCTCCCACCCAACTACTAGGCCAAAATCGTCATCTGCTATGGCTGAATTTTGATCATGCTCTGGAGCTTCTTCCATCCTACCCGTAGGCTCCAAGTCTTCCGTGTTGTCGTATATAGGATTAGACTGAAAATCTTCTACGGGCCTACGGAATCGAAAAGCAATCCATCTTGCATCCCTTATGCCATCCTGAGCTAATGGATCTACCAAGAAGTCCTTGGGTCTCCAGCGTACTCCAAAGGGCGCTTCCCAGTCAATGGCGGTATTCCGGTCAGGATCATCTCCCTGCTCCAGCATCCCCTTGCGAATCTTAATGTTTAATTGGATTGACTCTTCTGATGTTTCGGGGAGGTTTTGAGTATTGACTGGATCTTGAAGCCAATTTACATGATGGTCTATAAAAAGCTGATGATCCTGCTCTCTAGCGACTCTAGTGTCTACGCCCGTGGATAAGATTAATATCTCTTCTTCGGGTGTATCTAATTGAAATTCCGCATTTTCTACTGAGTCATGTATCCGCTGATCGTAGTCTACCGTCCACCCTAACTTCTTTACGCCGTAGGGACCAAGAAAAGCATCAAGCAATATCCGCTCATCTTGCCTTAACTGCTCCGTTTCCCGATACCAGTAATCAACTATGTGCTTTACGGTCTGACTACCCGCCGTAGACTCGCGAGTTCTGGGTGTGACCAAGAAAGCGGGGTTGCGCTCAAGAAGATTCGCTATGGACTGGTCAACCCATCCAAAAATCAAGTTGGCCTTGACTCTAGAGATATGATTTTCCCTTTCGTCCTCCTGCTCTTCTCTTTTTTCCCGCTCAGTGGTCGCCTCATTGATATATTGCTTATGAAGTATATCAGAGGCTTGCCACAGTGGGTCCATTAGCTCTTCGGCGTACTGGATTTGCCTTCTCCAGTACTCAATCCTAGACTCCTCGCCCTTAGGGTAGGATGCCATAAAGAAACCGCCTAATGTGTATAATCATATTGTGATCGTAAGTCCTTGTCTCGCAGTATAATGCAAGTTAGTGGAATATACCTCTATAATAAAAGTATGTCAAGTGGGCTATGGCATGACTATGCCACCACCAGACCTTCGTCCTTTTTTCTGTCGAATGTGATTTTTCCAAGCATCACCCCAAGTGGTTGGCACCAAATCCTCAGATGGGCCAAACTCAACCTCCGGAGCCGCAGACAGAGTGTCCATCATTCTCCCGATTAGAGAAAGTGCATCTACCATATCGTCGTGAGTTCCAGCAGGAAAACGAAGCATCTCATGCATCATATCGCCAATCCAAGATTGGTGCCTTGGCCAAAAAACCTTACCCATTGCCATTCTTGCTTGAATAGACCGTGCCCTGCTTGCCTTGTCCCTCGTACTACTATATGGCTCCCTAGCGCAGTATGCCTGTCTTTCTGTCATTCTCCGCTGTAGAAAAGGCCCAACAGATTTTATAATTTGCCCGGACTCTTCTCCCCATCGAAGTGGCTTCCATTCTAACACAAGATCGCAAAAAGAGTCAACCCACTCTTCCGGCGTTGTCTGTGCTCTCCATAGGTCTAGTATGTATATGTTGTGCGACTCATCTACTCCAACTACAATATGTACCGTATAATCGCCACCTTGAGAGGTGACAGCATAATCGGACGCCCCATAAATGTGCAAGTTCTTAGAGCCTGAGTCCCATTGCTCTAAGAGGCGGCCTCTGTCATACATAAAATCTTCTATCCACTGCCTCTTAAAGTAAGATCCATCATCTTCAACAGGTGTTTGTTGGTAAAGTGCGCTCCATTCTCGTGGTCCTATTGTACGACGAACTTGCTCTAACATCTGGGTTGGAAACCAGTTGGGCCATAGAGGTTCGCCTTCTTTGCGCCCCAAGGCATCTTGCCCATACGCTAACGCTGGAAAATTTACAAGCTCCCACTTCTCGCCCTCAGACTCAGACTCGGACAGCAGTCTACCCGCCAAGTCATCGTCATGCCATCTGGTTTGAATTATGATAAACGCGCAATCTGGGGCTTGTCGAGTATAAACCACTGACCTGTACCAATCCCAGATACGATCTCTCTGTAGTTTAGAGTCTGCCTCTTCCCTTGACTTGATCGGGTCGTCAATGATAATAAGGTGACCACCTCTACCAGTAAGACCTCCACCTACGCCAGCCGCTCGAAAGCCTCCACCAGTCGTGAGAGACCATCGATCAGCGGCACGATCCGTGGACTTTATTGCTATGTCCGGGAAGACATTGGCATACTCTTCTGCGTTGACAATCTCCCTCACATTTCTGCCAAACTCAGAAGCAAAGTCAGAGTTATAGGTCGCGCAGATTATCTCTCTATTGGGATGCTTCCCCAAGTAGTAAGCGGGGAGCCTACGGGAAGCCATTTCAGATTTGCCATGACGAGGGGGCATCGTGACGATAAGCCTTTTAATATCGCCATTGATGACCCCCTCTAGTTTTTCTGACAAATAGTGATGATGTAGCGAAGGATTGAAGTCTACCTTTGTATACTGAATAAACTTCATGAGATCAGTGCTAGCTTTTTTGCGAGACTGATACTCTTTGAACAGGTCGTCGTCAGATAACTGATCTAGTGTTTTGGGAACCTGTTCTTTTGATTTGCCCATTAAAAAGGAAGTTCATCTTCATTCGCTGGAGAATCGGGCATTGGCCTTGGCTCGCTGCTACGACCACCTTCTTTCTTAGCGCCACCAAGGAATGTTAAATCTCGTACGACTACTTCTGTTGAATATTTCTTGTCCCCCTCATCACCCCAGCTTTTGGTTTGAAGAGATCCTTCGACGTAGATCTTATCACCCTTCTTGCCGTAGTTGGCGAGTATTTCACCAGCCTTACGCCAAGCTACGATTCGATGCCACTCAGTCCGCTCTTGAACTTCTCCCTCCTTGTTCTTCCACGTTTCCGTAGTTGCGATACTGGCGGTAGTTAAAGGCGTGTCACCAGCAGACTTAGACTCTGGGTCAGATCCCAAGTTCCCGACAATGATGACCTTGTTCACACTTCCTTTTGAAGCCATGGTGCATTCTCCCGGTTAGAGTTTGTGTATATAATATACGGATAATTGCTTAATTCGTAAAGCAATCTTACGTTTAGAGTATGTTGCGCGATACGCAACGCGCAAACTAATAGTATTGACAGCTAGTATGACGAGGCAAAACAATGACAAATATACGTGACACATACGACTATGTTAATCCAGAAAAAAAAGAAGCTATAGAAGTAATTGATAGCTTAATAAATGATGTTGCTCCCCTATTGACAATTGATAGATGGGAACAAATACTATGCGCCCTATCAATCGCATTGCCGGAAAGCTCTCTCGTGTTTGATGAAAGTAAAAGTGATGAAGGTATTGATGAAGGGAGGTGGCTAGCGGATAATGAAGACTTTGAAGATTAGTCCTCCTCCACGAAGTCCGCTTCTACAGCATCTTGCTTAAGCCTGTCTCTCACCATACTCTCAAGCTTGTCTGTCGGTATCTCTCTGACAGAATGTACGTGATCAACCTCGCCCCCCACTTCAATTAACTGCTTATCACCCCACTTGTTCCTGCGAAGTCTGCTCA